TTATGACTTCGCGTTATTCTCGGTAATCGCCGTGCGCAGCAGTTGCGGTTCGATGTTCTGAATCACGGCGGCTTTTGGCTGCTTTGCCACTTCTTCCAGTGCCTGCTGGCACTCTACTGTCGGACGCGCCACTTTGCGCAGGGTCATCCTGTCGTAGCTCAGCTCGCCATTATCGACCACCAGCGGCATCACCCGCATTTTACGTGTTACATTCACATAATCGCCATTTAATCGGGTCAGTTTTCCCGGCTTCGCGATCACCCGCATCCACTGACGGCAATCCAGCGTGCTGCCATCGGCATTAATGATCAGACTGGCTATCGCTTTGTCGCTGATCAGGCTGCTCTGTGGGCCGACGGTTTGCCAGGTCCCCTGCAGATCAGCAGGTGCCGGTGTCTGCACCGCATTTTCATAATCGTTGATTTGCGCACAACCACTCAATGCCAGCGCGGCAATCAGCATCCACTTTTTCATGTTTAATCCCTAAGATCACGTCAATGGCGGCTACGTTATAATTTTTCCACCGCGTTACGCAAGATATCTGGATGTTAAGAGGCCACGCAGACGATGATTGCGGCGGAACGAAACCCGTAGTGAGGTCTGCATAAAGCATTTTAACCGGAAAATTGTTGGCGAAGCAGGTTCATCTCTTATCTTTGCCACGCCTGACAAGCAGGAGACAACCCGCTACACTGACGCGCTGCAATAGACTTTCAGGAATATGAATATGAAAACGCCAGAAGCTTACTATGCCCAGGCACGCGAGATGTTTTTTACCGCGCATCCAGACTTTCAATCCGCACTTGACGAATTAACTGAAAGCGATGCCCGCGCCGCCAACCTGTCATTGCGCCAATTGCGCGAATGGCATGCCGAACGTATCTATGCGGCCTTTTTGCGCCAGAAGAATCTGGATGGAATGATCTTCTCCATTCAGCTCGCTGAGCCAGATAAAGCGGTGGCGGCTGAAGCGATCGAGACTTATCTCAAATCTCACGCTGAATCATTGGGTATGAGCTGGGAAGAGTTTTGCATTAAAAACGAACTTTAATACGCGCTGCAGAGAAGAGGCCTGCAAAGCACAACGCCTGCCAGCATAAAGTAGCGGAATAATGTATACCCGGTAAAAAGAGTAGTCACTTCTCTGCGGGATTCAGGTCGTCACTGTTCCTGAACGACGCCTGCGCCTGCACTGCCTCTGAAGATGTTGATGAATATCCATCTCCAGAGGCGAATTTTTCCTGCCCTACTCTCTCTCTTCCGTGGCTTTACCCTTCACTTCAACATAACTTGCCACAGCCAGCAGACGATTAATGTGCGTCAGCAGCAGATCAACATCCGACTGCAGAAACCCGGTCGACGATTGCGAAGCGGTAATGATGGCATCCTGCACCGTTTCTGAAATGGTCAGCGAGTTGTCCTGTTTCGCCTGCACCAGCAGCGCTGCAACCAGCAGGGACTGCGCTTCAAGCTGCGCCGTCAACTCTTTTGCATCGACATCCATCTTTGCCAGTTTTAGCAGAATATCTATTACCAGTTGTCGCATCGCGGACCTCCTGAAAAGTAAGCCGTCATTATGTCGTGATGCGTGCGCATTTTTCCAGTTGAAGATCGTGTTTTACACGACATAAAAATTTACGCGAAATCACGCGCCATGCCTTGCCACTGTTTTTATTTACAGTATTATATGTCAGCGATTTTGCCCTGAATGGATTGCCATCATGTTTGTTGAGTTGATTTATGACAAGCGCAACGTTGCCGGTTTACCGGGTGCCCGCGAGATGATTCGTGAGGAGCTGGAAAAGCGGGTGCATCGGGTGTTTCCTGACATTGAAGTTAAGGTCAAGCCGATGGAACGTAACGCGATTGATACTGATTTGAGTAAGAACGATAAAGCGACGGTTGCGCGGATTGTTGAAGAGATGTTCGACGAAGCGGAGATGTGGCTGGTGGCCGATTAATCCTTTACCGGCCACCGCATCAGTTAGCGGGAGATGACTTAGCTCTCCTGCTCGCTGTGATTAATTTCAATCTCAATGTCCTGAATGGCGGCATCCAAATCTTCCAACAGCTTGCCCTGCTTATTCAGCAATGCATCGATTCGGTCGGCGTTCGTCTTATCTTTGTATTCACCGGCGTCAAACGCTAACCAATGGCTGGACAGCGTTTCGGTGTTGGTCTGCGCATAGTGGCGCATCTCTTTTAGCTGAGACGTCACATCACGCAGATAGTCAGTTTTGGTCTTGGTTTCTGTTGAATCGCTCATGCTAAATTTCCTTCTGGTCAGTTATCCAAAGTGGTTAGGCTTAGCGGTTCATCGACCGGCCAATCATCGGGCCTGCATTCAGGTACAAAATGTTGCCCGGAGATTTAAAACTAGTCGATAATAGCGAAGCCGCACTAAGAATAATCGGAAGTTACGGTGTCTGGCCCGGTTTTGCGGACGTCTGGTTGTCTTCAGAAACGACCTCTTTCACTCTACTCAGTGTTTTATCAGCGGTACGATCCGGTATCACATCAAGCTTATGTTGTAATGCTGTGACCTTATCCGTCAGCACCTCGACCCTTTCATCACGTCGTGCCGCTATTGCCCGGTAATCCGCCCTAATCTCCTCGACTCGTTTGTTTGCGGTATTACTGACATAAAGAAAAATAATCGTCATCAGGATGCAAATCATCGAACAACTGAGAAGAATGCAGCCGAGGATAACTTTACGCCTGTATGATATTGGAGCCCTGGTATTATCAATCATTGCCATTGCTGCGATCCTCCAGAGTTGAGATAAGCCGATCAACTTCATTACGAAATTTGTCGTTTTGATCGGTTTCGGTCATTGCTAGCAAAATCCCTACCGCATTCTTGATTAACCGAAGATCGGTTTCGAGTGTCGAGATTCGCCGCAAATTCCTGTCGTGCCGTTCGCGTAATTCATCGTTTTCCTCCCGTATCAGCAGGTTGCTCTCTTTCAGCAACACCACCTGCTCTTTGTAGCTGGTAATAATTTCGCCGCCCGCTCGGTTACTGGTTACGATTGACGCGATACCCGCCAATAACGGTTTCCAGAACAGTGCTGCTGCGCCTCCACCCAGAACTAACGCTCCCATACTGGTAATCAGACTACTTTCCATGCCATACCCCTTTTTCCGGTTAGGTCGCTGGAACATATTGCGTGCTGAAAAGCCACGTCCTCCGCTTGAAATTTAAGTTTACTTAAATACCATGCTTAAGTATACTTAAATCACTTTCAACCAATATGTCAAGCTTATGAAAAACGAAACGCTGGGTGACCGAATCCGCCTCCGACGGAAATCACTGCAATTAACGCAGAAGCAATTGGCACAACAGGTAAAAGTGTCCCATGTAGCGATTTCGCAATGGGAAAAAGAGGAGACGCTTCCGCGCGGTGAGAATCTGCTACGGCTCGCCGAAGCGCTGGGTTGTGCCCCGGCTTTTCTGATAGATGGGGATGGCCCTGTTTTCAGCGAAAGTGCTTATGGCGGTCTTCACCAGATTCCGCTGCTTAATCAGCGTGATGTGACACGATGGCTGACGGATGACAGTTCAGTCAGACACGAATTGCTGATGCACAACGATATGGCGCTTTCACAACAGAGCTTTGCCTTTCGTGTAGAAGAACAGGCAATGATGCCCGCGATTGTGCGGGATGATGTGGTGATCATCGATCCGCAAGTTTCACCCCAGCCTGGCGATAGCGTGCTGGCATTACAGCAGCAGATTGCTCTGATCCGTACCTGGCGGCAACGTAGTAGTGAAGGTGGCGTTACGCAGTTTGAGCTGGCCCCCATTAACATCAACTTTCCTGAATTGCATTCCAGTCGGGAGAACCTGAAGCTAATTGGTACGGTGGTGGAACTGCGCCGCTACCGGCAGTCATAAAAAAACCCGCCAATGCGGGTTAATTTTTTATCGTACAACAGTGCACAGCGTCCGGGTCTGGTAACTACAGGGCGTCGGTGAGTTGATCCACGACCACATTGCCCTGCAGATCGGTCTGCATAATGCGGTAGTTCACTGGCCATGAGCGGCGGGTACTGAGTTTATCGAACAGTGTGACACCGCCTTTTTTAACGCCCTGACGATTAACGATAATCCACTCGGTCACCTCTTCCTGACCACGATTTCTCAGGCTTAGGGAGCGTTGTTCAATTAACTGATCTTCTGCTTCAATCTTTAAATGGTCTCGTAACATATTTTCTATCTCCTGGTAACGGAGGCCACTATATGCTTTTCATTAATCAGTTCAATCGAATTTATTTATCGATGTTTTTATCGACCTGGAATGTGACCTGTCGCAAGCGATATGGCAAGTTTGTCCATTTCTGCATCAGGAATTTCCCGTTAGCATTGAGCTGCTGTACACCAAAACATCAAAAGATAACATGTTCAGTATGAGAGAAACTCCGATTAGCCCGCTTCTGGCGGGCTTTTTTTTGCCTTTAATTCCATGCTAATGCGGGATCTCAGGGCTGGTCTAGACTTAAACGACTGGGACAACAGGAGTGAATTATGTTTAAGCACAATACGAATGAAGAACGTAAGAAAGAAGGTGATGTCAGCAAAGGCCTGCCCGAAGCAGCACCTAACGCCGGTAATGCGTATGAGGAAGATGATCATCCCGCCACCGATGCACCAAAAGACCATGGTGAAGTGCCGCGGAAAAATGATGACAGTCAGGATGATAAAAAAGATCCCTACAAAGCAACCTGAAGGACGAGAGGCGCGCCCGGTGGGCGCGCTGGTCAGCATCAGGATTTAATAAAATCAGTCAGCTGATGCTGATGTGTAACCAGCCACTCAGGAAAATGTTCAGCGGTAATCGGCAATATTTCCATTCTTCTTGGGCGATTCCAGATATCAATGTTGTTCTCAACGCAGCGCCGGATATGATCCGGGTTATTGAATTCAGGACAGTTATGTTCGGTATGTGAAATCGACGCCATTTTTTCACTTATGCGTTCATCGCTCATCACCCATGAAAAATGCCATCCTCCATCCTTAATGACTTTCGTTCGCCAGCCGAGCCATTTCCAGCGCCACCAGCTGTCGCGTATGGGTGTTCCACGGCGCTTAACGTTGCGCAGTAATTCCGGTTGTCCCATGAAAAAGGTTCGTAATGTTTTAAACGTCACCATTTTTGCCAGTGTGGCACAACGCGGTGTACCGTCATTGTTCAATACACGTACATTATATTTAAAATTGAAATATTGCTGGTGCAATGTTGTACAGAGGTGACGATGGCTAAAGGCTTTAATCGCTTCAGGTCGGGGAATTTCATCGACGTCTGACACAATAATAATATCATCATCCTGCGCGCCAGCCAGACCTTGCATAATCTGATTCCGTGCAGTGGATTCATTCTCCCAGGGATCGGTCTCGCCCGCCTTAACCAGAGAGCTATTCGACTGAAAGGCGTGCTGATAAAATACTGGCGCAATATCGTTGACGACATAAATAATTTTATCGCGAAAACGGTCGAATTTCTCAATGTCAAAATTAAGCTTGCATCGGCGTTTACCCGTAAAGGTATAAAGCGATTCAACAATGACAAACCGGTCAACAACATGCTCAAGCGTGTTCAGACGCATTTCAAGCAAAACATCTTCATCGTAGTATAAAAAACAGTCATAAATCATAGTCATCAGAGGCACTTAAGTAGAAAATTTTCATCAGGACAATGGTGTTAATGGCACTTAACAAACGTTTGCATACCTTTTTATAAGGCTGATGTATATGCGTCTGATAGATGCGGTATTTAATTGCGTTAAACTTTCCGTGTTTATAGTAATCTGGCTAACAATGTAACAGTGGAATAAAAAATTGTTGCGGCTAAAAGATATTCGATGCTTTATTTATCCGTCGGATGTTACATTTACTCAGCGACGCTAGCAATATTAAGCGCAAATTTTTGATTGAAAATCAGCGGGACAAGTGAGTTCCCGATGTTATTTGTCGACAAAATAATGCTTATGATTTAACAGATGAAGAAGATCATTATTGCCCTGAGCCTGCCCCTGCTGGCGGTCATGGATAGTGAACGGGTTGGGCTGCGCCTTTATATAAAACCGCTTATTTTGACGGTCTTGCCTTACCGGAATGGCACAAGACCGGAGATTCAATCTGGAGCAGGATGATCCGCTGCTTACTGGTTAAAAGCGGTTTAACATGGTGCAGGATAATGAAACACTAGCCTGGGTTGAAAGGACAAAGTTAAGTCATCACCAAACCAGTGCGACGTTTAACTATGACCCATAAGCACCGGATATCATCACTTCAGGGTTGCGATAATCACGGGCATTTGCAGTAATAACTCAACTTACTTAGCTGGCTCGCAATCATAGTCACCCCGAATGCGGATCTGACTCTGACTGGTGCGGACGATTTCTGCCCTTAACAACCCTTTGCCATCGCGGTTCGTCTGCTCCATATCCACCATTCCCGTCGCTTTGCTATTTTTGACCCGGATTTTCACCGTTGCGTTGCTGTAGTCACCCTTCTCTCTGGCAAACGTCACTTTCTGGGTTTTTGCCCGTTCACCATTTACTGAGAACCAGCCACTCTTATCCTGCTTAAGGTAAAAGGGTCCGCACTGCATGGCGGCAATGCCGGGAGCTGATAGGCTAATCAACGATGCGATAAGGATAATTATTTTTAGCACTGTGCTGGCGTCCTGCTGATGGGCGATGAGTCGATAGCGCCGAAAAGTGAGGTGCCCGGTGCGTAACGACTAATAATGAACAGTATAGCCAATGACGCCTGCATTGACGTCAGTACAGGGTCATAGGCTTAGCAAAAGGACTGACATTATTGCTGACATTCAAGTCTGCTAATCTTAAGGCAAACAGAAAGATTTAATGCGCAGGTCAGTATAACTAAACCTGCATATTCATGATTTCACTTTGAATATAATGGCATTTAAGGTGATATAGGTTGAAGCGTGGTTTTGCAGAGACATACCGCAAGTCACAAACTGCCATGTTGGTGGTTTTGAGGTGATTTGCGGTATTTTTTTGTGCTACATGTGTGCTACGGCTAAATTATCGGCCTGCTGGGCTCATGCACTGATACAATCTCTGCCGTCACCTTCCCCAGCACGATAATCCCTTCCATCCCCTCTCCGTCGATCGTCTCGCCGTCTGAAGTGATAATCCCCGAGCTGAACAATTTGCCCAACTGCGAATAGTCTCCGAGCTGAAAAGCTACTTTGTCGCCTGTCCTTCGCTGCATTGTTCTGTCGACAATCGCGAAGCCGACCGGCGTTTCGATCATCAGCATGTGAGTCGGATGAGGCATAAGAAGTTTGTTCAGGTCGATACGGCCTTCAACGTAGTCCGACGCCGGTGATGGGAAGCCCATATCAGATTCCCCCGTTCGGGTTGAACTGGCGGTAGGTCTTAGCCTCACCCTACTGCGTCGATGTGTCGCAGAACGTCGCCGTGTTTGCCTTTATCCACTGGTTAGCTTCACGCAGGCTTAAGTGCCAGTTAACCAGCTCCAGCTGATGGACAAACTCCTGAGTCCTGACAATAACGCCCATCCCAGGCTCTCGCCTCATGGCAGCCATAAACGCCGCCTTAATGTCGCTCTCTCTCGGCATCATAAATCCTCCTCTAACAAATACTGTATGGATAAACAGTAATATCGATCGGTAGGATTGATCAAGGCGAAGCGGCGAACAGATGTGTAAAGGGGTTGAGCGGTAAGGGATTTTAATCGGGCGGGCACGCCGCGTAGTGACTAATCTCAAACTACCCACCCCGTAGCCTGCTGAGATTGGCGCGGCTGAGTCATTGCCCGGTCGCCGGGCTTTTTTATGTGACATGACAAAATGGATGCCAGTTGACATAGATGTTATGTTGTCGCCTTACAAATTATTTACGGAGCCTTAGCACCATGTTAGGGATTATCAGGTTTTTGCTGGCGAGCTGTGTTGTTGCTTTCCATTTGTCCGGCAAGTTGCCGTTTCTTGGGCAATTTGCAGTAAATTTCTTTTATGTTATCAGTGGATTCCTTATCACATTGATACTTAACAAAACATACAATTTCAATATTATTGGTTTCTCCGTAAATAGGTTTCTTAGGTTGTACCCTACGTACTTTTTTTTCATTGTCGTTGGGGTGATTATAATTTACGCGATGCCCAATACAGAGAATTTTCACCCTTCCTGGTCGAGAAACTTTCTTCCGTTAGATTGGCTTGGCAATGCTCTGATATTCCCTTGGGCTTTTTTATCTGACTATGCCGTACCCAATACATTCGGTGCTTTCACTAACGCATATCCGTTTTTTGAGAATGGATATAGGTTCAGAGTAATAACTTCTAGCTGGTCTGTTGCGGTGGAGTTGGTATGTTACTTCCTGCTATGGTTATTTATAGCAAGAAATATAGCGCTTACTCTATTCAGTATCGCGGCGTCAATTGCTTATCACATATTTGTATATCGTAGCACCGGAGAGCCTGCGCTTGCTTATTTCCCATTTATGTCAGCAATCCTGCCTTTCAGTATGGGCTCACTCGGATTCTTCATTTACATGAGAGTTAAGAGCATGAGCGATGTTATGGTCGCTCTTAAGCGCAATCAATGGATTTTTCTGTCTGCATCCATACTCGTTTTCTTTGGTAACTGGGCCCTTTTCACTTTCGACCAGGATGGTTCGTGGCATCCTTTTTACTATTATGTCAACAACATAACATCTATGCTTATAGTGGTTGTATTATGCGATTTAAATCCGCAAGGAAAGCCGGGTAAGATCGCCCGATTAATGGGTGACCTTTCATACCCGGTTTTCCTGTGTCAGTATTTTGGCGGGTATATTGCTTGGTATATCGTAGGGTTCAAAAACGAAAACCGAGGATGGGAAATATTTGTTATTGGCTACGTCGCATCGATCGCAATATCTCTAATATGTGTTTACTTAGTTGATGACAACGTAAGAAAACTCAGAGATAAAGTCAGGAGGTCGGTGATTAATCAGGAGTCTTAGGCCAGTCAATATTGGGTACTTTTGATGTGTCAACACGATTGACCATTACGCGGTAAGTCTTCCATGCTTTAAGGCTTACCGTCTCTTCGTCCGTTGCAATCTCCAGGTCCGCTGCATCCTGCAAAGGATTGATAGCCACTGTGGCGATGGCGAGAAGTTTTGTTTTTCTGCTTCAGCCATTTCAATCAGTTGTTTGGATGTCGGCGCAGGGTAGTCCTGCAAAATTGGGCGACCCTTTTTGTCTGACGTAATTAGCTTACCCTGGGATCGCCCATCAAGCAGCGCTCCCCATTGCTCATCGGTAATTTCAACTGAATCTTCCGGAATAGCATCTCCGTTCATCTCTTCGAAATAAAAACCGTTTGTCGAAGCCGAATAATATTTAGTCATGAATTACCTGCCTATTGCCAATACTGTAAATGCACCTACGCCAGTAGCTGTTGAAACCCATGATATTGAGCTTTTTGTAGTGGCGTTAATGCTCCATGCGAGGTTGACGTTGCTTGGTGATCCGGTGGTTATTGAGTCGCACACAAACGCAACCAGCGTTTGGTTGTTAAATGCGATCGGTAAGGCTACCGAACCACTCGTAACTCCGTCAGGCGCGGTTGTGTTGATCCATTGTAAAACGAACCCGCCAGGTAGCTGCTGGTAACCGCTGGACGTTTGCTGGCTTGCGAAGCTGGACATGTCAGGGATGTTCCCTGATGCGGTACCAACAGCTCTTGCTGCGGCGCTTCCACACCCAATATTGAAGCGCGCATCAGCTTGAGCCTGACTTCCGGCATTAAGAAATTCAATTAGCCTGTTTGCCGTTGCCAGATATTTTGTATCAGAAAGACTTATCAGCGCCGATTTAAAGTTGTTCATCAGCGCGTTGATGTTTCCATCATCTTTGGCGTCCAGCCCCCTGTCATTTAAAAATGCGCCCAGCATGGCGGACATCACTGTTCCCTGGCGTAGAGCTTTATTTATCTGGGCTGAGCTGGCTTTGCCTGACTGGAAACCACTCAGCAATGCAGCGAGGGCTTCATAATCTGACTGAGTAGTGACGTTAGCGCTGCTTCCAGTTGCAAACGGTTTGAAGTTATTTGTTGCCATTAAAGATTTACTCCCCATGCGCCATCATCAAATCCGGCTATAAAGTCATTATCCATGTCGAATCCGAAGAATTTCGTTCCGACAGATGGTGTCAGTATGGAAGGTGTCTGAATATCCCCAGCCCATACGCCTGCAGCATTTACCGTCAGGTATCCTTGTTTAATTGCAGCAATAAGCTCTTGTGACACCAGTGAGATATCCGTCTGAGGGAAAACCCATACCGAAATCGTCATGTTCTGGTTATCGACGATCTGCATTTTCAGGCCTGACCCTTCAAGAGCAGTTTCTAGAATTTGAGGAAGGCTATCGTTCTGCCCATCCCAATTATTGATAGCTATTTTTGCTTTCAAAACGACTCGGTATGTATCGTCGCTTAAGCTGGTAAACCCTGAGTCAGGGTCATAAGGACCCTGCCAAACGCCCTGATCCCATCCGAGCCCATCGGTATCAAAGGAAAAATAAACTCCACTGATTGGCTGGCTGACGATTCTGGTTCGCCCGATCCACTCCCCCAGCACATCCAGCTGCACACCGACTGCGGAGTCAATATCAAAGGCTGTGAGTAGGCTTTCAAGGGTCAGAGATGCATCAGTAAGAGGCTGCGTCGAAAGATCAATGTGCTGGATGAATAGAGGTTTACCTCTGTGGTAATTAGTTATCCTGTCGGTGTATTTGCTCATGGCGTCACCGTAATCACGATGTTGGCTGCACTACATGAAGCCGACTCATTGAATGCGATAACAATATTTGATGCCGCCAGCGTTCCAGTAGAGCGCCCTATGGTCATGGCATTGATGTCATAATATTTGGCGTTGCCGCCACTAACTACGCCGAGGTTTGCTGGCGAATACAGACGACTGAGAAGCACATCATCGCCGATCGTGAGGTTGTTGATGTAGTCCGCGATAGCCTGCTTAATCTGCTCACCAATCTGCGTGGTATAGCCGTTGAAGACCTTCAAAGTGATGGCAACATAAATTGGTACATTCACCGGGCGAGAAAAGCTTATGGCATGTGGGTTTTCGTATTTGTCTGGAACAGTGACTGTAGTCGATCCGTATGTGCTGACGCCCTGACCTTTCTTGCCGCGAATAACCTGAGCGATAGCCGTTACATCTCCACCATCAACAATGGCTGCAATTGAATGCGCTGGCAAACCATTACCGTCCACCGAACCAGAGTCATTTTCGTATAGTTTGTGACGGGTTACGCCTGTAACGTTAGCAATCGCACCATCCACAGCTTCAAAAGGTGTGAGTGCAGGAATGGCGACACTTTGTGCCTGCCGAATCCGCAACTGAGCATCCGTTTCAGCTGCAGCACCTATGGTTGCAGCGTTAGCGTTTGTCACTGCCGTCCATCCACGCGTAGGAGTATTTATTTTCGTCACGCTTCCGGCGACTGCCGCTACTGCCCCTGGATTAGCGCAGGAAGCCGTCACTGTTACCGACCCGCCCACCCCGATCGTAACGCTGGCCGGCAGATTCCATGTGACACCATTAGCGTCTTTTACCGAACCATTTGTGATCGTCACTCCCGCTGTGCCAGTAAGCGTCAGGTCTACTGTCGAGTTGGTCGCCGCCTTACGAGTGATGCCGTTAATTTTGACGTTACGCGTCAGGGCGTCAGTCATGCCTGAAGATGGTGAGAATGAGCTATAGACACGGATTGCCGTGTTGTTGGCGTCATGCACAGCCAGCGCCACTAGTGCAACCATCTGACCGTCCTTACTGTCTGGTTCCAGGTAAGCATCGGTGCCGTAAATCTGTTGAAAGTATTCAGTGATAGTGCTCAGGATTGTCTGGTAATCAGGCGCACTTATCCCTGAGGCGGTCACCGTAGCGGAGAGCCCCAGCGTATCGAGATTGAGAGCCATTATGCCTCGCTTGTGACGGTCGTCATTCCGTAGATAGTGTCGATGGTTGCGGTGAAAATCACACGCCGGGAGGAGGTATTGAGGTTGGTATCGAATGACTTAATAGAGTTCACACCGGGTGTCTCTAGTATCCGTTTGCGAATAGCCAGGTTATAGGTTTCAGGTTTCTGCTTTCCGAGCACTGACTGAACCCATGGTGTGCCTTCTGTCGTGTCGAGGAACCACTGACCGTACCATAGGAGGAACCGCGTCTTTATCGCCTGAGCAACGCACTCAGGTGAGTTAATCAGCCAGGTGTCATCACCTTTACCGAAGGTGTAATCACCGGTTTCATCTTCGCGTCTGTATCGCATCAGTTCACCCTGCCAGAGTTACCAGAGCCAGACTGCACGCCGTTATGCGTATGCTGGTCGCTGATGTCTTTGCCGTTGGACTTCAGGCTGCCGATGAATTCTATGGCCCCGGTGATTTTTGCAGCAGTACCCGTCGCAAGGCTACCCACCATCCCACCCATCCACGTCAGAAGTCCCATTATCGTTACCGCCTGGCTGAACTTAGCCAGAGGGGTTGTCACGTTCAGTCCACCCGGCGCGACGATGTTTACCGCATGGCTGTTTGGGTCCAGCTCGATGCAGGCCGCTCCGTCACCGTTGAAAGCAGGCTATCCAGCATCTCCATGTTGTAGCTCCTGCCAAATCCAACGCTGACCGTTCCCATGCGGTACTGGTAGTCGTGGTCAGTGCTGCCGAACTGCTGACGCTTAATCTTGTTGCTTTCGGTCATTTCGTGCAGAGCGACGGCAACGTTATTGCGCTTCGCTGAAGCCATTGCACAGGCACGGTCAGTTATTTCTTTTGAGGTGTGCCATTCGCCATCTGAAAGCACGTCCAGAATCGCAGTGGTTAATTTACTCATCTTGTTTGTCCTTCAGTTTCTGGTACTCGGAGTCAGCGGGGATAGTCAGCGCCAGGCCAAACTGCGCGCACCATCGCTCAACCTGATTCAGGAAGAAATGCATCTCGCCTGTGTCAAGACTGGAAGTGTGCCGGGGTTCCCATGTGCTGACCTTCTGGCCTGTAACAAAGTCGGTGTATTCGACCTGCTCACAGCCCAAATAGGTTTTCTTGAGATTCCGCTTTACCCATTCTGCCGTGGCGTCAGTGCGCCCGGACTTAATCAGGTATTCGCTGATTTCGCCGTACCACATATGGGAGAGGGAGTTCTGATTGAGGCTTCGCTTTTCTTTCCACGGCTTGAGGATTAACCGGTAACAGTCGCCGGACTCGAGTAGGGATTGAACCTGTTGCCCGATGGCTCTGAAGTTTGACTTATGAAGTCTGATGCCCTCTTTTGGTATCTCCATAGCATTACTGGTATGATCGGCAGCTGCCTAACTTAAGGTTACGAAAAACATTTAAGCGTTGCGCTATACAACCAATAATATTATAAAAAATCATTTTAAAATACATTTCAGGAGCTCCAATGTCAGTATCAAAAGATTTTCTGATGTCAGTTTATGAAAGATGTAATGAACACATAAAAGAGCAGTCTTCTAAAAGAGATCAAACCATCGCTTTCTATCTTGTTATCTTGTCGTTTTACATAGGTTCATATACATCATTCAGCAAAATGATATCTAGCCAATATTCAGCAATATTTTTAAATTTAGTCATATGTATGATTGGAGGAATGACAATAAGAACCCTCTCTGGGTTGCGTTCTTGGCAAATGCAATACACCGACTCAGCTCTAGCACTTAACAAAATACTTGCAAGGGATAAGCTTGATTTTGCTGATGTTAATCAAAGCATCAAAGACTTCTTTGAGAAACAGAACCAAAAATATAGCAATATGGATTTTCAGGGGATGCTAAAAGGCATTGAAAATAGAGTCATATTTTGTATGATTTTAATCTCAGGATTCCCGACTGCTATACTTGTCAAAGAGATTTTTTCACTACTTAAGGTTAACAATGAATTTTTGACCGCTTCTGTCAAGGTATTGGTCTATTGTACGTATGTCTTATACTATCTCTATAATACACGCAAGATTATACGCCGCTCTGCTAACCAACCAACCTGGATTGTCAATTTTGAATAAGGTTATTTTCGAAAACAATATGCTATCAGTTTCAGTTGATAAACTGAAGTACCTTAAGCTGCATCAAAAAAATGGTGGTGTTGTAATAATCCCCTCCTTCAAAAATAAATATGCAATCATTCAACACTCTAGAAGTGGTGAGGTTTTATATGAATTTCCCCGCGGATTTCTTGAGTTTGGTGAAACCCATTTAACTGGCGGCGAAAGAGAACTAAAAGAGGAACTGAATTTAGAATCTTCTAACAGTTATTTACTTGGGCAGCTATTGACCGACTCAGGATTAATCTCAGATAACATCCAAGCAATCCTTTGTGAAATAGATGATATAAGCCACCTATCCCTACAAATAAATGAAGGGATCATGGACTGTAAATTCCACTCACGCGAAGAGATCTTTAATATGATAAAACAAGATTTAATAAAAGATAACTTCACTCTATCATCCTTTCTGTTATTGATTGCTAAAACCTCAGATTGAAATTGCTTGTGGAGATTGTTTGAAAAGATCCCTGCTCTTTGTAAGTTGAATTATTATAGAGCAGGCATGAGTGGATATTACACTTCCCTGATAATTACTCATGCTGCGTCCGATTTTATGATCCAACTGCTGCTCGGACTCAGCATCGACAATCAGGTCGTGTGCTTCACGTGCCAGCATGTCGATAGCGTTCAGGTGTGCCCGGAATTGCTGCGGCTTCAGGTCGCGCTTCTTAGCCAGGTTGATGATCGCCAGCTGCAGATTGCGCGCCTGAAGCATCAGCGGCTGAGTGAGTACCAGTTGAGTTACCTGTGTCATGCTGCGCTCTCCCTGCCCTCAAGCCAGAAGAAAAACGCCCGGTCTACCACAGCATCCTGATAGCCAAGATGTGATCGGGTCAGGTTGTGCTTATCACCGTGAACGCTGCGATACAGTCGCTCAAAGCGTATGCGGTTCACCTCAGTCATGACGGCCAACTTTCAGGCCAAAGCGGCGGCGAATGTCGGCGAGGTGGTCCAATGCCTTTTCGTTACCGGTCGGAATGTGAAGTTGAGGAATCTGTTTGCGCGGCGGCGGGATGATTTCGCCAGCTTCAATGCGGCGGGACATCTTGCGCAGCTCATCGCCCAGGCGTTTGCGGCATTCAGAATCCGTCAGGTTGAAGGATCGCATCTGGTTATATACCGCTGTCACCATGTGGAAACAGGCCGGGCTTTCCCAGGGAAACTCTTCGCTGCTGTCGTACATGCCACGGTCCCGGCAGTACAGGCGGAACATATCGCACAGTTCTTCGTCTGATGGCAGGCCAGCGGCGCGATGTTCACCCTGCTTGCACCACTCGATAAACTGACCGGGCGATGGCAGGAACGGCGAACCACTGGCGCGGGCCAGTTTCATTCCTGCGGACAGCTGCTGCTTGTTGTGAATCCCGTTCTCTGCAAACGCAACTATCCACTGCCGCTTCGCTGCTGCTTCGTCGTTCGGGTTACGCCACGCTGTGCTGACTGAAGCCGGGAATACCTGCTTCAGGTTCGAAAACAGAGCGTCTACCAGGCGCTCAACGTCTTCATGCACTCCACGCTCAACCGGGCGCGGCCCATCACCTGCAATGCGAGCCAGTGCGCCTGCATCACGGTTCTGAATTGCTGATACGAGATTTCTCATAGGAATTCATTCTCCCAGGCTTCGCGGCTGTTCCAGTGCTGAGCGGGTTGCTGAGGCACTGACTGCCGGTTACGCCCTGGCTGGCTCATCTGCGCACGGAGTGTGTCCCACTTGGCGCGGAGTTTTGCAGGGCTGAGGATATTGGTCTGCCAGAAGTGATCGGCGTTATCCGGTCAGTCATGCAGAAAGATATCCTCAATCTCCGTATTGAGCTTCTGAATGGCAGTTACTTTACCGGCAGGAAGATGAATATAGAAAAGAAAGGCAGGACGGCGGCCACGGTTAACTCCAGCATGGCAGACCTGAAGGCGATCTTCGCATTTGCTCATGGCAACGGCTATATAGAGGCAAACCCAATGACCGGCATCAGGCCTCTGAAGAAGTCGAATAAGCGTCCGGATCCGATTACGCGCGAGGAGTACCCTCCCCTCATCGCCGCATGCTCTACACGACAGACGGCAAATATGTGGTCACTTGCCATCCTGACGGGGTTACGCCATGGCGAGATATGCGCGCTGGCGTGGGAGGATGTTGATCTTGAAGCCAAAAAGCTGACAGTCAGCCGTAACCTGACACCGCAGGGTTTATTCACTCCACCGAAGACGGAAGCTGGCAACCGTGTGATATGCCTGATAGATGCGGCCGTTGATATTCTGCGTGATTAAAGGGAGCTGACCCGAATGTATCCTCAGACCTCATTCAACTTTCATACCAGGGAGTATGGCGGGCGCATTGAGGAACAGAAGACATTTGTGTTCAATCCCAGCGTGAACGCACTCAACGGCAGGTCGGGAGCATATTACTCAACAGAATCACTGGGACAGACATGGACCGGCGCACTGAAGCGTGCAGGCCTGCGGCACCGGAAAGCCTATCAGTCACGTCATACGTTTGCGTGCTGGGCGCTTTCAGCAGGCGCAAACCCGCACTACGTTGCATCGCAAATGGGTCATTCCGATGCGCAGATGGTGTACCGGGTTTATGGCGCCTGGATGTCAAAGAACAATACCGACCAGCTATCACTCATCAACACGAAAATGAGCGATCTTGTGCTACATACGTGCTCCACTAAAGTGGCAGTATGATAAACCTCAACAGCTTCAGGCAGTTACCCGCCTAAACCTGCATATTCATAATTTCGCTGTACGCCGACACCAGTTTGTTCCTGACCTGAATTCCCATCTGCATTGAGATTGACGATTTCTGCAGATCGACCATCACATCATTCAATGCGATGCCGGGTTTCCCCATTTCAAAATCCTGCGCCTGGGTGCGTGCGGTAGTCTGCGTCTCGCTGATCTTATCCAGCGCCGCTTTCATGGTCGCGCCGAAATCGATCTGATTGGGTGCTTCACTGCTGCGATTACTGGCCTGCAGTGAGGTCGCCTGTAGCTGCTGCAGTACGCCGTCAATTGCCTGAATGGACAT